GGCTGTTGCTGTCGGTGCCCATGAACTTGTAGACCCAGGTGCTCTTGAGAGCTTCCCGGAAAAGCTTTCGGCCCCACAGCTTGACAGCCTCTGGGGAATTGACGCCCCACGAGGAAGTGGCCATTTCTGGTCTCCTGTCAGTTGAATGAAGGTTTGGGCGGCCGGGGGCCGAGCAGCAAGAGCGCCTTGCAGTGCGAGATCGTTGCGGTGATCAGCCGAATTACTTCCACAGTCTCTTCCAATTACCACCGGCGGTCAACTTGTCGAACTCTTCGTCCGTGACGTTCGCAAGATCTGCCAGCGACATCCGATCTTTGCCGGATGCGCCACGAGTGCCGGCGCCCTGTGCGCGCTCCACACCCTTGGCGACTGTTGCAAGCTTGTCAGTCCTTCCGCGATACCCTGCTGCCTTCGCCATGCGGTAGAACCTCTCCGGGGCATTGAGACCCTTCTGCGAAAGCGCAGACGCCTGGCTGTGAGCCTCCCAGTTGATGATGCTGGCAGCCTCGTCGGGCTCGTACCCCAACTCCACATACTGCTTCAGACGCTCGTTCTTCAGCCACTCGACTGCGTCGAAGTAGTCGGGCGCGGCCTGGGAGAAGGCGTGCTCCTGCGCCTGGAAGCGGGCGATGAACTGCTGCTGGGCCTGCTGGTGGGCCTGGGTCTCCTCGCCCTTCTTCATGGCCTCGAGCTGCGCCCGAGTCATCTTTTCGGTTTCTTCGAGACGAGCCCGGAGGTGTTCTGCTGGGTTCTCCTCGTAGGCGGGGATCTTGACCTTCTCTTCCTTCGGCTCCGCTCGCTCCATGAAGGCGCGGAAGCGGTCTTCCATCTGCTTTACCTGCTGCTGGAGGGCCTTTCGCTGGTCCCTTTCCTCCTTCAGCGCACCGTAGGGGACGGTGGTCTGCTTCTTTTCCTCTGGTTCTTGCTGCTGTTCTTCCGGCTCAGGGGTTACCTGCTCCGCAACCTCTTGCGGTTGCTCCTCTTCGAGAGGAGTGTCGATCTCGGCTAAGGGCATTTTGAACCTCTAATGCAGTTTCTTGGCGAGCGTGGCGACATCGCCGCCACGGGACTCGAGGAAGCTTAAGATCATTTCTCTGCGCCGCTCCGCTTCCTCTTGGAGTTTTTGCAGTGCCGCAACGTCGTCCTTGATGGACTTCATCGCGTTCTCGACACGCTGTCCGATCTTGCCGTCCACCGTATCGACGTGCTTGCCGAAGTCGTCCGAAAAGCGCTCTTCTCTTTCGAGTCTTGCCCTTTCTCTGTCGGCTTCGATCTTGGTGCTGTTGATCTGGTGCTCGGAGGCGAGCTTGGCAGAGGTGACCTGTCGCTCGAGCTCCGACTGCTCTTTCAGCTTCGCCATGTCAGCCTCGAAACGGGCCTGCACCTCCATCAGCTTTGCAGCCCTGTCCGCATCGGAGGTCTTGGCTTTCCAGATCATTTCCTGCTCTCGGAGGTTGGCTTCCATCGCCGCCTTCTCTCTCGCGATCTGAGCCTCAAGCTGGGCAGTCTCCAGACGCTGCATGATGGTCATCTGGTGCTGCTCACGGGTGTCTCGCAGCTTCTTGTTCTCCTCCTGAAGCTTCTGCATCTCCTGCTGAAGCTGCTGCACTTGCTGCATTGCATCAGCGGGAACTCCAGACCTCTCCTCTATGTACTTCACCCACTCTGAGGAAACGGACTCCGGGAGAGGCGAGAACTTGATAAGACTGGGAGGCAGGGGAACGCCGGCCTTGATCAGGGCTGGCACCATGTTCTGCATGACACCCCACACCTCGTTCTTGATGTTTGGCGAAGAGGCTGCGGTGTCCACCACCACGTCATAGCGGGAAACGTCATCCTCTCCCCACCATGTGATCGCCATCTCGGACTCAGTGATCTTGACCACGGTCCCAGGAGCGAGGTACTCACTCATGAACATCAGCAGAGCCCTTCCGCTGTCCTTTCGGAACCGTCTCAGGTTGTTCAGCATGGGCGCGAGGATGGTCAGAGCCGCCTTCTTGCGCTCGACCTCAAGGACTCCGGGCTGATCTCGATCTGACATGCCGAGAAGCTCGAGGTTGACCCCCGTGCAGTCCCGGATGCTGGAGATGGCAAACGCCATCAGCTTGTCCAGCGCAGGAGGATAGCCGCCGAAGGACTTCTCCTGGATCCTTCCGCCCTGAAGAGCACCGTCCTCAACGTAGATCACGCCATCGGCAGACGCCCACTTCTCCTCGAAGTCGCGCTTGTCAGATACCGCGCCCTCTTCCGCAATGACACCGCCCTTGGAACCCGCCATGAGGGAGAACATGGCCTGCGAGAAGAACGCATTCGCCCACTTCTGCGGATCTCGCATCGCACGGACCATGCCGTACCAGAAACCCTCCTGCTCATCCCGCTTGGCAGTGATCGCGTAGTAGGAAAACCCGTCTATCGGAGCGTCAGACTCCTCCATGACGGTCCTTCCAGCGACAAACATTTGACGGTACTTCCACCGGGTCTGCCTGACCGCCCGGATCCCGGCCTCTTCAAGGGTCTCGCGCATCTTCTCGAAGCGATCTTCGTCTATCTCGACCACCTCGCCAGAGTCCGGGTCTGCAACGCGGTAGTAAGGCTCTCTCTCCCGCCACTGGTAGTGAATGAGAAGGACGGTCTTCGCGTCTCGGTCGTACCAGCGACCCATGTTGTTGTCGCGGTACTCCCATGCGCGGCTCGCATCGTGCTCGTCGGGCCATTCGTCCGCGTACTCGTCCAGCGTGGGAGTCAGATCCATCGCCTTGTCAGGCCAGCGTTCCTTGACCTCCTCCAGGGGAAGCCATTTCTCTCGCATCAGCCATCCAGCATCCACGACGTTGTGCTTGCGAGCGCTCGGATCCCAGCGCATCTCCAGCGGAGGAACCCGCTCCACCACGATCCGACCGTCAGGGTCCAGATCGTAGTCCACGCGCATCTCCATCCACCCCATGCCGCAGGTAACGCAGTCGTGATAGGCGTCTGACTCCTCGTCTTCGGCGTCACACCTGTCTCTCACCCACCTTGCGGTTTCGTTCAGAACGTCGTTCACCGCCTGGTCAGACTGACCACGAGGCAGATACCGGATCTCGTAACGGTTGCCCATCTCGTGACCGACGATGGAGTCGATGATCGGGGCAACGCGGTTGAACACCACCACGGGCCGGCGCTGTTCCTCCAAGATCGCCCTGTCTCCCTGGTCCCACTGGGAGCCGTCACGGAACTCGAACGCCTCTCTCGCCTCCTTCCGCCACTGACGCTGCACGGAATGGCTGTCCTTGCGCCTCGAGTAAACAAGGTCGATGTCGTCTTCTTCTAAGCTGCCATCCACGATCCACGCGCCCTCGTCGGTTTCATCGCATACCTGTCACGCCGCTCTGGTATCTCGGCGCGCTTGCGTCCTACCGCCATCGTCCGAATGGCATCCGCCGCATGACTCGACCAGTCGTGCCTCGGGCGGTCCTTGTAGACACGGTTCTTCGGATCCCACTCTTTTGAATAGGCCAGCAGGGCATCCCTCAGATGGGCCGTCTTCTCCCTGTCGAACCAGCACAGAGGAAGCATCATCCGAACCGCGTTGATGCCGTCATCGAGAGGCAGTTTCCTCGCCACCCGGAAGTTGATGCCAAGGCTGCGCCCTGTCTCCAGGCGAGACTTTCCGGTCCCCAACTCCCGCACCTCTATGTCGTGAGGAGCGATGTGGTCACCGTAGGAGTACCCCTTCCCGGCAAGATAGCGGACGTAGTACTGGAGTCCCTCACCGGAGGTCTCGTAGGAGTCTATGATCCGTATCTGTCCACCGGGGGAAAGCTGGAAGAAGATGATCGCGGTGGAGTCTCCAACACCCAGATCCCATGCGGTGTGGACGGGAAGGAGAGGGTCGTAGGGAACATCCGTGATCCGACCTTCCTTCTCCGCCGTGTCCATCAGGCTGGCGTAGTAGGCACCCTGCATGCCCGAGTCCCACGAGCAGTAGTACTCCTGCTGGAGAAGCTCCTCGGGCATTCCGGCATCCCTCTCCGACTGGATGTCCTCTTCCGTCATCACACCCGTATCATCCACACCCAGCCTCTGCACCCACCA